TGCCAGTTACCCCCTTGTCTGCGGCGACGATAATTTATTTATTCTAGCAGTAATTCTTTTGCTTGATCTGCAATAGAATATGTCACTTTCCTCTGATGTTCTGGAATAATTTTCTTCAGCGAAATACGCAATAAACCATCCTCAAAAGATACATCAGACACACGTAAATCATCAGATAGTTGCCACGTATTCAAGAAAGATCTCTTTGATAATCCTTTGTGGAGATACTCGACATTAGAATCTGCTCTCGAATCTTTGCTGGCAACTCGGAGAATGTTTGATTCAGTAGATACTTCGATCTCATCTTTTTTAAAGCCTGCCAAAGCGATTTCGATTTCGTAATTAGCGGCGTCATGTTTGATTAAATTATAGGGAGGATAGTTTTTATTATGACTCGTCATTGATTCGAGTCTGTGGAAAACATCATCCAATCCCACATAGAAGGGAGAGTAAACGTCCCAAGCGTATTTATTCATTGATAGTCTCCTTAAGTAAGCGAGAATTGTTAACGGACCCATTACGGCATCCACTACTAATTATAATCAAACACAAAAAAAGCGGGGTGTTGAACCCCGCACATTTATATTCGGTTTACACTTCAGTCTTTTTGCGACCGATGTTGTACTTGGACTCAAGCGTCCATTCATCTTTATCTTTGAAAGCTAGAACTTTAATTTGATTGAGAGGTGCTACATCTTCAATAGCAGTAGCATCAACAATAGCAACCAGTCCCCAGTCTGATAGTAATTGTGCAATACGATTACGTCTCTGTAAATCATTCAAAGTAAAGTTTGTCTTCTTGCCATCAAGAGCAAACAGTTCTTTAAAATGAACAATGTAGTATCTACCCTGCTTGTGTAGAATGTGACAGGATTGATATAGTTTACGTTCTTTACGGGAAGCAACTCCGATACGGGTGAGTGTCTCACGAACCTTTAGAAAGTCATCTGGTTCGGACAAACTCACTTCCACCATATCAGCGGGTTGCCACTGTACTTCAATTTCAGTTGTCATCTTTGTCCGCCTGTATCTAATAGTTTTTTAATCTCATCTAGTTCAGAATTCGTGAGAATCCTCAATGCGGCGACGGCTTTGTTATGGCTATAACCATAATATTGCTTCACCAATTCAAGATGCTCAAGAGTTTCTTTTCTCACCCACGGCGTAAAACGCTTTCTAGGCTTCAAACTATTTATGTAAAAGTCATATTGCATCTTCTTATCTAACTGATGATACTTGTTCATCTCGTTAGCGAAGAGAATGCTATCGGTAAATCCAGACAGACATTTGTTGATAATAAAAGGAGGATACTTTCTTACAGCATCCTCATTACCATCAAGTAGATTCTTTTTTGATTGATTAATACTATAAAGATAGTCCTTTAGTTCCATTATTTAAATACAGCAGTCACACCAAGAACTTTGGCATTAGGATTACGTGCCAGGGCAACCTCCCTGGCTTCTTGATAGTTGCGAGCAATCACCTCTTCAGTGAAGACATGACCTGCAACGTAGAGTTTAACTTCACATTTCATAGTTAGTAAGGATGAGTTCCTTGCGAGACGCTTGATCTATATTATAACTCCCCACGGAGCGCATGGTGTAAGTGTGTGCAAATTCTGCTACTGTCCACCCTTCGAACCTTTCTTTAACAAGATTAGACGAGTTGTAAGATATGCATTGAGGACCAATAAAACGGTCACAATCAGCAGCAAAGGTGTCATGATCGAAGCACTTGTGCATACTACCTCGCCTTCCGTATAGGTTAGATTTAATATCATAGGGCGGGTCGAGGTAAGTGAAGGTGTCTCGATCGTCGGTAAGTAGCTCTTCATAAGATAGGTTGGTAATTTTCCAATTCTTAATCATCAACGAGAAGTCTGGGAGTCTATCAATGCCTCGCATTGAGAAATTGCTCTCTGAAGCCTGCTTTGAGAAAGATGAGGATTCAGTGAGACCAGAAAAAGAGCACTTGTTAATAACGTAAAAAGCAACAGCACGAGATAAATTGGATTGATTATCTTGTGTTCCATTTAGATAGTCCTTTGATTGCTTAAACAATACTTCTGCTGATGAAGGGTCGCAATGACGATACTTAAGTTGAACAAGTTGGTCACGCATCTCTTTCCCATGATCTCTCAACTCACACCAGAAGTTGTAGAGAGGTTCATATAAATCGTTGACCCAGATATCCAATTTAGGATACCTTTTAGTCACTTCAATTGCTACGCTACCACCACCAAGAAAAGGCTCACGATACTCCGTTGCCTGGGAAAGGTCTGGGAGGAATCGGAACAGGTTTGCCAGTGCTCTGCTTTTCCCCCCTGGGTAGCGGAGTGGTGTCTTCAGTGATTTTAAAGTTTGGGTCATGATATTTGAGGTATTCCCAGAAGGTCATTTTCATTTCTTTTTGCGTCATGCCACAATGTGCAGCTGCAGTAGGTAAGTTCATTGTAGCATGAAACAATCCTTCGTTTGATTCTTTCACGTTTTCAGGTGTGGTCTTCTTCATCGACTTCTCCAGAAAATTCAAATTCTTCGATGTCACTAGCAGGAACTTCATATTCACCAGCAACCAAGTACCAATGATGACCAGCCCTTTCACCAAGATACTTCATTTGATCTTCGGGAAAGCTGTTCTCACGCATTGCTGCCTGAATCTTAAGGTGAATAAGTTCTTCTTGAGTAGGTACTTTCATCAGAGAACAAGTTGTTTTTTAGGTGTAATCAGAGTAGAGAAGATGCCTTCATATTGCTCCACAATACTAGGATTTGGTTCTACCATATAGACTGTATAGTCGCGTGGAACAGTGAATTCAATATCTTCCTTGGCTAGAGGAGACCACGGAGCAAATCCCAATTGTCCTTGACCTTGAGGAACTGCTACTAGAGCATTCCCAATAGTAATTTCAGTATCAGTTTCGTTAATGAGATCGCAAATTACGTCCTCACCAGAACGAAAGCGCACAAGTTTAGTGTTCATTTATTTTCCTTAAGTGTTGTTTCCACGGAACAGAATACTGTCCCCTACTTCTATTGTAAAATAGGAATGCGTTAGCATGATACTGACCATTGAAGGGATCGCGACCATGTTCTGCCGTCATACCATTGTATATCATTGCGTCACCATATGTCAAGGTAACGTAATTTTTATTTCCACTTGGATCTTTTACCCATATATCCCATGGTTCATCAGATGATAGATGAACCGTGATTGCTATTTCACTTTCCAATCTGTCTACATGTGGCTTGAGAATATTGCCATTGTAATACACCCTACCATAGCAGTATGTAGGCAATACTTTTTCACCAAGTATCCAATTTACTTCTGGTGTCTTCGCCACCAACAGTTCTAGGAAAGAAATGTATCCAAAGTTTTGGCGATTGCCATCTTCGTTTACTTCAACATACTTTTCACAGTAGTCAATATATTCTTTTCCCAAATCCTGTGCTTCCTGCGGATCCAGGAATCTACGAAGAACCTTATAGTTATTACTTAAACTCACAACTCATCATGACTTCGGTTAAACATGCCAGTAGATTGATCTCTTGGTCAGCAACAAAAGAAATCTGATACTGATACTTTGCTAGGATCAGAACAGCCTCTGGAATAGATGCGCCTTTGAGGTTTTCATACAAACAGTCATAGATTTTACGGATGACAATGTTGGGATCATTGTCAATGTTTTCCACAACCCACTTACGAACCGTGGTGAACTCTTTGTTCTTCATAGACCTGACTAGATCATTGACTGACACATCAGCAATGTCAACCAAGATAGATGTATCGATCTTTCCAGTAGCAGCATGACGCTGACACTCATTTATCAGACGACGCCAGTCAGGATAGTAACGTTGAATCAACTTGACAAGAATCTTGTCCTCACACTCAACCTCATTCTCCTTTAGGATCTGTTTAAGACGCACAAAGAACTGACCCTGAAGCTCCATCTTGGCTTCGTTCTTAACACGAAAGTCCACCACCGTGCAGCGAGAATGCAGCGGTTCGATGATCTTGTTTGGGAAGTTACAAGTGAAGATGAAACGACAGTTGCTGTGAAACTCCTCCACAGCCGCCCTCAAGGACAGTTGCACGTCGTTGGTGGTGTTGTCTGCCTCATCAATGATAACGACCTTGTGGGGCGCTCCAGAGGCGAGAGAGACGGTGCTAGCGAACTGCTTTACCTTGTTCCGCACCGTGTCTAGGAAACGACCCTCGTCGGACCCGTTGATGACGATATAGGAAGCACCTATCTCCTCACAGACTGCCCTGGCTACGGTAGTCTTACCGACACCAGCAGTTCCTGCTAGCAGTAGGTTAGGAATCTCACCTTGTTCTAGGAATGCCTGAAAAGATTCCTTGATATTCTTG